AAAAACTAGCGGAAGAATAATTATACGGGGGTCAAACGACCCCCTTTTTTTATGGGATTATATTTGTATTTTCTGTTGCACTTAGAGATGAATTAATAAATCGTGAATTTCTTGTATATCTTACAGCATCCTTAAAATCTTCCATAAATGTTGGCACTAAATTTGGTCTTAAAATATCAATATTTCTTAATTTATTATTTTCGTTAATGTCATGCTCATAGTTAGTGACAGGTCTTGCAATATTATCAGTTGCTACAGTATATTGATTTTTATCATCTAATTGAGTGTTACCTGCTTGAGATATCAATGTAAATCTATTTGCACCAAATCTTAAGGCACTTCCATCTATCTTGAAGGTATCATCTACAATTAAGTTTGGCGGTAAAATTTGATGACCTTGACTATCTCTGATCTCAAATGTTTCGTAATGATGTATCTCATTCATTTTAATCTCTGACCCATATCTAGCAAGTGAGTCATCATATACTTGATAATCTTGTAAAGGCCATTGATGATTGAGATTAGTTATACCCGCAGATATAACCACTATGAAATCTAAATTTGGATTGCCATACATTTCTTCTGCAACCATATCTGGTCTTTGGTTATCATTTATAACGTATTTGTTAAAAACAAAAATATTATTTTGAAGTGACTCAAATATTTTAGTTCGACGAAAAATATTAGTAATCGCAATATAGTCACCAGTTGATTTTTTTGATGGATATGGTGACTGATAAAATATGCTTGGTAGTTCTCTAAAGTATCCCATTAGTATCCAACTCCTCCAACATCTCCCTCATAATCCTCAAAGTAAATTGGATTTAGTTCCTTGAATGTTAAATTCATTCTTATGCTTACTGGTGTACCATCATCATATGTTGCATAAGTTCCAGAGTTAGTATAATTTACTGTCATTCCAGTCAAAGCACAATCCTTGATTCGATTTAAGAATGGATGATCTTTCCCATTATGGAGATAGCGAAGTTGAAATACATCGGGTGCTCTTAAAAATATACCTCCCTGTCCTTGTGAAGCGTTCTTTTTTGCTGCCATTGAACTCTTTAATGCTTTTATAATAGACAAGACTTCTTTAGATTCATTACTATTTCTTGGTGAAAAATTAATACTAAATGGGAATGTTCTTAAGGTAACACCACTGAAAAGTAATTCAAGGTTAGAATTAAGAATCACACCAGTTGATCTTCCTAATACACTGTTTGGTCGAATATTACCTCCTAGTCTATTAATAGCTTCACCAGCAATTGCACTTGTTATTGCTTTCTGCGTATCTTGACCACTTTGACCACCTATCTCAGCTCCGATTGATCTTCCAATACCAGCATCAAGTAATGCTTTTGCTTCTTGAAACGTTCCTGCTGTATCATTAAGTAAACCAGCTGCTGCACCGACTGCTGCGAGTTGGAAGATATTCATACTATCATCACCCCAAGTCACTACATTTGAGTCATTTACATCTTGTGGTATTGGTAAGGTTATGTAATAAATCGCAGTAGAACTTTTTTGTTGATCAGATGCACCATTATTTGTTACTCGAACTCTATCAATAAATATTTTATCTCCTAATAGATTTCCTTTTTTATCAAACTGTTTTATGGATTCTCCTTTTTTTTGTGGACCTCCATAAGCATTACCATCTTTCAGAGCAAACCCTCTTGTTGTAGATGCTTCTAATCCTGTTTTGGGTGGTTGGTATTCAATACATTTTATAACGAGTGCATCACCTGTATCATCTCTTGGTCCTCTTGCCAGAGGATATCCCATTATTTTTTTTACTCCCCTAACATCACCTGCTTTTCTTGGTGTTCTCGTAGGTCGTGCAGTTTTAGTCTCAAGTGATATATCTTCATTACCTACTTTTTCATTACCAGTAACTTTGGTGTTTTTATTGGATAAGTTTTTACTCATCTCAACAGCTTCTGCAACACCTAGATTAACAAATCCCATTATCGACCTTTTTTACTTATATCAACTATTTAGACGTATTCTACCAAATGGAATAGTTCTCAAGTCTCGAAGTTCCATTTCATCAACTTTATACAAACCTCCAACAACTTCTGGAAATGTATATTGTCTCATTTCTCCCCAGTGAAAATTTATACCTTTGAAACCCCATTGAAAAACATCAGTCACTGCTACGAGGGGATGAGCGTCATATCTTATATTAGGGGTTTTGGGTTGATATACAAATACATAATAGTTTCCTGCCTCTGGAATATTACTTCCTTCAGTTAATACTTCTAATATATCTTGTGCTAAATCATCAGGATTTTCATTCCCGATTAGATTTTTCATGATGGGGTCGATACGACTCATATTCCTAACTCTTTTTCTGTAACTACCTTGAACTCCCACTGACGATCAGCACAGAACTCCCGTGCCATTTTCCATTTTGCTTGGTTCTTTGCATATTCATATGCCTCACGAATATATCCTTTTGTCTGCCTTTTTGGTTTGACTGGTGGTTTTGTTTGCTTCGCTGGTTTGACTTCAATTACATATCTTCTCACCTTTCCACTTCTTTCTTTGACTTTCATATAAAAATCTGGAAAGTAACGATGCACACGATTATCAATTGGAGAACGATATGGTATTGCGATTTCTTCACTTGCCCATTCTAATATATTATCATTCTTATCACAATAGACCATAAACTTTCTTTCCCACAACGATCTATAGATGATGTTTGTTGGATCACCTTTATACTTTCGTGGAAAAGAGGGATAGTATTTTCCCTTGTAAGACATCTAAATAGGTATGATATGTAATTTTATTTAGAGTGCCAGCACCAAGACCAAGACCAATATCAGATTTTTTGCCAAAAATACAGAATGTAGCACAAACATCACAATATATTGTTAAGTTTGCTCTTCCTGTAAGTTCAGTTCGTTCGTTTTTAAGAAGAAAAGGTGTGAATGACAGATTCATTGCAGATGATATTGGACTCTTGTGTAGTAGTGCAGTTTTACCAGGCAGTGCACTTGCATCAGTTGATACTCGTGGTGATTTTCAAGGTGTCATAGAGAGATTCGCACATACACGTAATTTTACAAGAATTAATTTGGAATTTTATGTTGATAATGATTACAAGATCTTAAAGTTTTTCGAGCATTATATTGAGTATATTACAGGAAGTTCAAATTCAGATCCAACATCAGATAGTTATCACTTTAAATTAAATTATCCATCTGATTACAAGATGAATGAAACACGTATAATAAAATTTGAGAGGGATTATAATAGATTTCTAGAGTATAGATTTGTTGGATTATTTCCATTGTCACTTCAATCGACACAAGTTTCCTACCAAGGATCAAACATTCTAAAAGCCAATGTAACTTTTAGTTTTGATAGGTATATTTGTGGTGAATCAACATCACTGGCTAGGAATTTAATGAGAGCGTTTAATGATATATTTGGAAGAGGTAATCCTACAAGAGATGGTTCATCATTATCATTCGAGCAATTGAACTCAGTATTTAGTAGTGGAAATGTATCAGATAGTAAACAAAAAAATAGTGCTGACTTATATAATGGATCTCTTTCACCAGTGAATAACTTCACAGGTCAGAATTTGGGTATAGGTCAGGTTATATCTGGTGGTAACGGTAATAATCCATTCTCTTAACCCCTATAAATAATGGCACTGAAGTGTTTAGCATATTATGCCTTTACCAAAAATTGCAACACCAACTTATGAGTTGGTTCTACCTTCATCTGGTAGAAAAATTAAATATAGACCATTCCTAGTTAAAGAAGAGAAGATTTTAATCATAGCATTAGAATCACAAGATCAAAAACAAATTGCAAATTCAATTAAATCAATTTTATCTAATTGTATTTTAACCAGAGGTACTAAAGTTGAAAAACTCTCTACCTTTGATATTGAATATCTATTTCTCAATGTTCGTGGAAAGTCTGTAGGTGAACAGATTGAAGTAATGGTTACTTGTCCTGACGACGGTAAAACACAAGTTCCAATGTCAATCAACATTGATTCAATAAAAGTAGAAAAATCTAAGAATCATAAAACTGATATTAAACTTGACGATCAGTTTACACTTAAAATGAGATACCCATCATTAAATGAGTTTATAAAAACAAATTTTAATGTTGATGAAATGAAAGTCGATGATACATTTGAGTTGATTGCATCATGTGTAGATCAGATTTATTCTGAAGAGGAATCATGGACTCAAGAAGACTGCACTAAGAAAGAATTAGTTGAGTTTTTAGAGGGATTAAATTCATCTCAATTTAAAGAGATTGAAATATTCTTTGAGACAATGCCAAAACTTTCTCATAAAGTTAAAGTCAAAAATCCAAATACTGGTGTTGAAAATGAAATAGTTCTTGAGGGGTTACAGAATTTTTTCGGGTAAGTATGGCACATGAAGACTTGGTGTCATACTATAAATTAAACTTTGCCCTCATGCAGCACCATAAATATAGTTTAACAGAGCTTGAAAACATGATACCGTGGGAGAGAGAAATATATGTTTCACTACTCCAACAATATATTGAAGAGGAAAATTTAAAAGCACAACAAGAACGTAATGGATGAAGAACAGAGTTTAGCATCACCAATAGCAGGAAGTCTTCGAGGTATTAGAAGAAGTGTATCTTCTAGTATCTTTAATTCACGCTCTCGTGGTAATCAAATTCAACAATCTGATCCAATCACAACAAATTTACTTCAACAAAATGCTCTTACATTAAATACTTTATCAAGAAGATTTGAGATAGTCGCTACACAAATATCATCATTGAATATATCTTTGGCAGGTATTAAGGAAAATTTAGCATTAAATGAAGCATTAGAAAAACAGAGAGAAGCAGCAAAACAAAAGAGAGAGGCAATATTAGCAGAACAAGGATTAAGAGAAGGAAAAGAAAGTGCTCTTGAAGAAAAAATAAGATTTTCTTTAACCGAACCCATAAAAAAAGTTGCAGGAAAGGTGCAAGCAGGATTATTTTCCTTAGAAAAATTCTTCTTAATTTTAGCAGGTGGGTGGTTAACAAGTAAAGGAATTCAATTATTACAATCACTTGCGGAGGGCAACACACTTAAATTAGAAAGATTAAAAGAAGAATTTCTAAAAGGTTTATTAATAATAGGAGGAACTATAACAGCTCTTACTATCGGACTAGGGACTACATTTTCTTTAATTGGAAAATTTGCTTTAACCGTTGGAAGAGTTGCATTTGGTGGATTACTGAGAAATTCATTTAGGGGTATAACACAATTATTAGGAAAAGTATTAGCTAGGTTAGCTCCACTCCTACCTTTTTTATCAGGATTTGGTGGTAAAGCATTACAAAATCTTGGGAAGATTTTTGGGGGTGGTCTTGTTGGAGGAGTGGCTATAGATCAAGTCTCAAAAAATATACTTGGGGGTGATAAAGTATCTGGTGGAAAAAATTTACCATTAATTACAGGTGGAAATGAACAGAAATTAATAACTGACGGAGCAAAGAATATAAAACCTAAAACAAGTTTATTTCAGAGATTAAAAAATTTCTTTGGTAAAAATCTTAATATATCTAGACAGGGTTCCACTAAAGTGTTAACACAAAGACAAATATTAAAAAATTTTAATTTTAATCCATTGAAGGGTAAAAATATTATTGGTGTTATAATTGGAATGTTATTAGGTCAGTCATTTGATGAAGCAATTGTAAGTATGGGTGCATTTCAAGCTTCTGTTGCAATAGCTTCGGCTAAATTAAGTCCATTATTACTTGCTCCATTTCCTGGTGCCCGACCATTGTATGGATTATTAGTTCTAGCTGCTGGAATATTTGGTCCAGCATTTGTAGATGGCATTTATAAGAGTATTAAAGGGTTTATATTTGGTAAAAAAGAAAATAAAACAGACATTGATACTCTAACAATGGATGATATATTGTTAGAGAGTGATGCAATAAAGGCAGGACTCATCGAACCAATAAAATCAAATACTGAGCAAACAGCAGATCTAATATCACAGGATATAGAAGGAGAAACAGAGTTTATTAACTTCCCTCTTAGTGATGGTAATGGTAAAGAAGTTGCAGCAAATATGGGAGCAACATCAAATAATATTCCTAATATAACTTTTGGCAATATTGGTGACTATAAATTATTATCTCAAAGTAGTTATGGAGCTGGTGGATAATGACAGTTAAATCAAGAAGAGCTGCAGTTAGGAAATCTGCTATAAGTTTTGATTCTATTCGGAATACCGTTAGATCTTTTAATAAAAGTATATCAATGGCAAAAGGAACTGCTACTGAAATATTAAAACAAACAAGACAGAGAAATAAATTCAAGAGAGAATTAACTGCAAAGGATAATAATTTTTTTAGAAGGAGACAAGAAAATATAAAAAGAAAACAACGAGAGGATGAGTTAGAGGCTCAAGATGTTAAAAAATTACCTAAACAACAGGGTAATATCATAACAAGGAGTACAAGAGGATTACTTGGTCGATTGTTAGATTTTCTTGGAGTTTTGTTGATTGGATTTGTAGTTAATAATCTACCTAGAATTATTAAAGCAACATCTGATATAATTAAAAAAATAAAAAAAGTTATTTCAGTATTGGATCCTTTTATAAAAACAATACAATTTTTTCTCACTGCCATAGGCACTGGAATTACTACTGTTTTAAATATCTTCAAGGGGTTTGATTTTGGTAAAAATAAAAAAAATATTGATGATGCAATTAATCAGGCGAACAATAATATTTTAAAGGCAGATAATGATTTTAGGATTATAATTAATGAATTTGAACGTGATGAAAATGTTCGGAAAGTTCCAGAAATGAATCAGATGATGGATGATGGTGGAAATGTTGAGGATGTAGATCAGGAAATACAACCAACCATGAGTTTTGAAGATGTTGAGATTGAAAAAAGAGCAGAGGGTGGCATTGTAGAGAAAGGTCAACCATATATTGTCGGTGAAGAGGGTGCGGAACTTTTTGTTCCTGAAGAAAAAGGTGATGTCATAACAGATGAACAGTTGGGTGAATTTGAAAGTATGACGGATAATGAAGAAGTTGAGGGTATGAAAAATGATACTGATATTCGTAAAATCAAACCACCAAAAGATAATGACGGAACTGGTATTATCCCAACACCACCTGATAACAAAGAAATATCAGCAACAGATATTTTACTTACTGATAAGAAGAAAAAGGCATCAATAAGTAGTGTAAATAAGAATGTTAATGTTGCATCAAACATCGTACCCGTAACTAGAGAACGAACAAACATGATTAGTCGTAAAGGGAGGGTGAAAAGAACAGTAATAACCATTGAAAAACAAGCACCACAGGATGTAGGCACTAGCATGGTAGGTAAAGGTAAATCATCTATTATTGTCACAGGCACTACAAAAAGTGATGTTCTTAAAAGTTTGCAAGGTTTATCACTTAAGAAAAATTAATGTCAGCAGTAGATCCTAGTATTTTTGAATTTATAAATGTAACATCAACCGATGGTGCAAACACTGTCAATATCGCTGGTGGTGTTGTAGCATTGAGTTACTTTGAAGATGTTTTTTCTCCAAATATAAGTGCGAAGTTTTTGGTTATTAATACTGGAAATGTAATAAACGAAAAATCTGTATATCAAGGTTTACCCTTAAGAGGTGGTGAGCGAGTTGATATGAAAATTGTAAATCCAAGTGGTCCTGATTTAGAATTCACAGAAAAAAATGAAAATGAATTGTATGTTGCATCTGTAACAGATGTATTAGTTGATGCTGAGAGGGAGGTATTCACACTTAATTGTGTATCAAGAGAAGCACTTGCTAATGAAACATCAAGAGTAGGAAAGAGATTTGGAAGTAAGATATCATCAAGTGTGACTGAAATAGTAGAAGAATTTCTTGCATCGAAAAAAAATGTTGAAGTTGATCCAACACAAAATGATTACAAATTTTTAGGTAACATGAAAAAACCATTCTCAACATTGATATGGTTAGCATCGAAAGCAGTGCCAGGTGGTGATAGCACAAACACTAGTGCGGTGAGTGGAGCAGGTGGGAAAAGTTCAACTGCTGGATATTTCTTTTATGAATCACGAAAAGGTTTCCACTTTAAATCAGTTGATGCATTATGCACTCAAAAACCTATTGGTAATACATATGTATTTCAACCAGGAATTGTTGATGTTGATGATCCAAATAAAGATTTCAGAATTATATCTCATCAAACAAATAAAAATCAAAACTTAATTGAAAATTTAGAGAGAGGTGCATACGCATCTCAAAGGGTATTTTATGATCCTCGTAATGGGACGTTTACTTCTCAAACTCAAGGAACATTCACAGTTAGTAAAGCAGCTGAAAATACAAACAATCTTGGTAGAAAGTTTGGGATAAATTTACCAAAAGATAAAAATACTGGTAAACAATTAAATGATATTCCTAGTAGATTGATAACGGGAGTGTTGGATATTGGAACTTTAGAAAAAGAAGAAAAAAATTCAGCGAAGAAAAATGCTGATCCAATGGAAACATTATCTCAATCTGCCATGAGATATAATATGATGTTCACTATTGAAACTGTTGTTACGATACCTCTAAACACAAATCTAATTGCAGGTAATCTGATTGATTGTAAATTTGTTAAGATCACTGAAGAAAAACAGAAAGAACCAGATGAGGAAACAAGTGGTCTATATATGATAAAAGAATTAGTCCACTATTATGAATCAACTGGGTCTTATACAAAATTAAAACTGATAAGAGATACTCAAGGTAAACAGGATAAATGATTGAAAATAATTTACTAAAAACTAATTTTTTAGGATCTGACGGATTTCGTTGGTGGATAGGTCAGGTTGCACCAAAAAAAGTTTGGGAATTACAATATCGTAAAAGAAATAATGCTTGGGGGAATCGTGTCAAGGTTCGTATCATGGGGTATCATCCTCAAAATACTGTGGATCTACCTGATGAAGACTTGCCTTGGGCGATTTGTTTATTATCACCTCAACTAGGTTCAGGAAAAGCAGGTAAAAATAAAGCACTTCGTATTCAGCAGGGAGATATTGTTGTAGGATTTTTTCTTGATGGTGATGATGCACAGATACCAGCTATTTTTGGCACCATTGGAAATAGTGAATATGTTGTCTCAGGAGAACCAGGACCATTTACACCTTTTTCAGGTTTTACAGATGAAATAAACGGTAAGGATAATAAACGTATATCTGAAAATGAAAATGGTGCTGATAGTCAAAATAGTTCCACTTCTCCCAGAAACGTTGATGAAAAAACAAGAAAAAATATAGAGGAGTCATCAGGCAAGACAGTTACATCTACATCAGATGCAAATGGAACTCAGACATCTTTTGCTGGCACACCAGAGGCAGATGATATTAATAATGAATTAGAGAATGCAGTTAAAGAAACTGCGACAGCAGATAATAAAAAGAAAAAGAAAATTATATCTGATACTGCGAAAAAAATTAATAGCACAACAAATGGTTTAACTGGAAGTTTAACAAGACAAGCATTTAGTGGTCTCGCACCAAAATTAAATCTTGGTAATGAAAAATTATATCAATCAGTTTATACAAAAACTCTTGCAGCAACAAAAAGCACAGCGATAGCAAAAAAAGCAGGGACTGCAGCACAAGTATCTATGATTGGTCCAGTAAAGGCACTACAAAACAAGATCCCATGTGTAGTAGAGCAGATTGCAGGATCAATGTTACCTGATATTACATCATTACTAACAGGATTTTTAGATAACGTTCAGAGTTTTACACCTTGCATAGGAGAACAATTTACTGGAGCACTATTCAATAAAATAACTGAGGGTATAGGAAGTGCACTTGCACCTGAATTAGGTGGGGTAGGTAAAATATTAGGTGGGTTTGATATGGTCTCTAATCTAAGAGGAAAAGCAGAGGGTTTACTTGGATTGCAAGAGGCAGTTAAATGTGTAACAAATGAAAAATCAAGTGCTGAAGCTAATATTTGGACTATAGGTAAAGGACCAAAAAATATACCTGGCGTTACTGGTGGAGCAATTATGAGTGTTGCAAATGCAGCACAGGCACTTCAAGATGCATCAGGTGCACCTGGTGGAATTGCTGCTGGATTACTAGGACAATTTGATTTTCTTAATCCAAATGTTAGCACAGCGGGATTCAGTAGTGTGTTAGGTGAGTGTTACACAGGTCCTACTCTTAATTGTAAGGGAGTTCAAGTTAAAGTATTTGGTTCTGATGGTGAGGGCACAGTTGCTGAACCAATTATTGGTGCGTTAGTTGGCGATGCATTCGCTCAACAAACAGGAAGTTTAATCGGTGTGAAAGTGACAAATCCTGGTGAGGGATATACGGTTCCACCTTTAGTTGAAGTTACAGATAATTGTGACAATGGGTATGGAGCAAAGGCAAGAGCAGTTATAGATTATGATCCACAATCACCTACTTATCAACAAGTCACTGATATATACGTCGTCACACCAGGTGAGAACTATCCAGCGATAGATGATAGTAATCAAGAATATATTGTAGATCATGTATTAGTAATAGATACAGGTGAAAATTATTCACGAAATGATGTCATCACTGATAATTCTGGCAATGTCTACACACCAATAATTGATGATAATGGTAGAATAACAAACGTGATACCACCAAACCCTACTGTAAATAATGTTATTCCTGTAAAGGATATACCATTCCTTACAATTGAATCAAATACTGGAATAGGTGCTAATATTAAACCACAAATCGCTCCTAGACCAATATATCAAGGTGAGATTAAACAAGTTATTGATTGTATTACTCCTCGTGATGGCATCGTTGGATTCATTAATGGTGAACCTTACTATGGTCCATTCCATATTCACCCTGATAGGGGAGTTAAGATGGTAGGTGCGGCTCACACAACTACACCACATGCTATAATATATGATACACCAGCAGAGAGTAGAACATCAAGTGCTGGAACAGGAAGTGCAGCAAGCACGATGTCAACAGTTGCTTCACCATCTGCGAATACATATTCACCATCAGAACCCACAGTGACTCAACCTGCAGAAACAACTACCCCTTCAATGGATCAGAATAATAATACAACTTCAAGTCCACCACCTAGCAGTCCACCACCTAGCAGTCCACCACCTAGCAGTCCACCACCATCATCAGGTGGAGGTGGCTACGGTTACTAATAAATATTAATATTAGGTTTAATATATGGCAGAAAGACCTCAAGATTTACAAAACTGGGCTGCAAGAGATCATGAATCTTTCGGTCCACATTTTAGGATTGACACTAATAATCCTGAATATGGATTTGGTGGAGGAACAATTTATGCATTAATTGCTGAAAAAAATAAACAGTCATCATATCTTGGAATGACTGAGGATGGACAGTATCAATTAATAAATGATGATTGCATTACAATTACAGGTGGTGTAACAAAAGAAGGTGGAGCGTGTGTTAATATTATTGGTAGAAATGGTGATGTAACCGTTACTGCGATGAAAAATGGTGATGTTAAAATAAAAGGTAGAAGTATTATTGTAGATGCTGATGATACATTAGAATTGTCATCAAAGAAAAATGTTAAAATAACAGGGAAAAATAGTATATTTTTAGATACACCAACATTAAATACAAACGCACTCACTGGTAATCTTGCTCCAAGAGATGTGACATTTGGTGGCTTGGTATTCAGAGGATCTAAAGTTGGTGGTAATCTATTAGATAGTGCTTTCGCAGGTGGTGCTCTTGATAACATTACAGATCAATTGAAAGATCAATTGCCTTCAATAAAAGATAAAATGAGTGATATTGCTGGTAATATTGACACTGATGCATTAACAGGACAACTAGGAGATTTGCAAGGTCAACTAGGAGATCAATTAGGAGGATTGCAAGGACAGTTGGGAGATAATCTTGGTGGATTGCAGAATTCTATTCAATCAAGTGGATTGCAAAATGCATTAGGTAACTTTGGAGGATTTGGATAATGCCAAATTTCAAGAATGGACCAGTTCCTAGTCCTGAATATGGCGAAGAGGCAAATCAATTTAGTCAAGTAACAGAGTTTACGAGTGACGTATATGTTTATGGAAAATTATATGCAAATATAGATGCTGGTGATGTTTTTACAGAAGATAATATTACCTTTAATGATATTACTGTTAGAAAATTATTTGTTTCTGGTGGTGGAACATATGGCGGACAGAATATATTTGATTGTTTAGTAGCAAAAAATAAATTTGATGTTGGATTGGGTGGAACTGTATTCACAGCAATATCAGAAACTGATAGTTGTGATAGTAAATCTATAGAAGGTCGGGTTGGTATTGGAAGCACACAACCTGATGGTTTGTTTCAAGTTGGTAATAATTATTTTATAGTCACTGATGTTAGTACAGTTGGTATTGCAACGACTCAACCAGCACAGAGATTCCAGATAAATTCAGGTGATGATTCTCTTGTTGTTACAGGAGTCGGTACTTTAGGAGTAGGCACAGTAAGTCCTGGCGATTTTGGAATTAATAATGCAATCCACGGTGAATTAAAGGCAGACTTTGATGGAAGTATAAGAGTTGCAAGAAATATTTACGATTCATCAGGTTCACCAGGTCAAAACGGTTTCTTCATGAATCGTGATGCGAATGGTATTCGTTGGGTATCATTTACTCCTGTTGAAACTGAGGGTGTATTCTTACAAAATGATGGTGTGTATGTTCCATCTGTTGGTGCTGCACAGTCATTTACGGTTCTGAACTTTGCACAGAGAAATAGTTTTGGAACTGGCACAGACACGATTGAGGCAACAGCACAAGATCCTTCACAAGTTACAGGATTTTCTACCATATTTACACAGAGTTTCTGGGGTTTCCAAGGTAGTGGTGGAGGTGGTGCTGCCATCTATCGTATGTCACGAGTTGGTATTAATGAATCAAATCCATCATCGCAACTTGATGTTAATGGTACGATGCACGTATCGAATAGTGTTGATTTTGATAATTCACTTAATGTTGATGGGCAAGTAACATTTAATAGTTCTCTAGATGTTGATGGTGGAGTGACGGTAAATGATTCTACAGACGCATCAAGCACTACAACTGGATCAGTTCAGATTGATGGTGGTGTAGGCATTGTTAAGAAATTATTTGTTGGTGATGATACAAAGATAGAGGGAACAACATCAAGCACTAGTAAGGATACAGGTGCTTTGATTGTTGAAGGTGGTGTAGGAATTGAAGAGAATCTAAACATAGGTGGATATGGTGTCATCGCAGGTAGATTAGATGTTGATGATGTAACTGATTCAACTTCTGTAACAACTGGTGCTGCTGTTATTGATGGTGGTCTAGGACTTGGTAAAAATATAAACGTTGGTGGATCTGGTGTGATTGCAGGAAGATTGGATGTTAATGATCAGACTCAATCAACCTCTACTACCACAGGTGCATTAGTTGTAGATGGTGGTGTAGGTATTGTTAAAAATATAAACATAGGACAGAATGCAAAGATTGAAGGTAATTTAGATTTAGATGCAAGTTTGATTGATATTAATCAGTCAAATGGTGTTGGTGTATGTAAAACAGATTATCGTTTAGCATCTGTTGGAGCAGGTGTATCTTGGAGACCATCAGGAGTTCAGACAAAGAGAACTCTTTATGTGACTAAGAATGGTTGTGATACGAATAGTGGATTGCTTGAGGGAGATGCTAAATTTACGATTGGTTCAGCAGCTGCAATCGCTCAAGAGGGTGATACTATTAAAGTTAGATCAGGTGTTTATATTGAAAACAACCCTATAGGATTAAGAACAGATGTTGCAATCACAGGAGAAGATTTAAGATTAGTAACTGTTGTTCCTAGTAATACAAATAAAGATGTATTTCACGTTAGAAGAGGATGTTTAATCGAGAACTTAAGTTTTGCTGGTGCATCAATTGCAACAAATCATCCTAATTGTGGTGGTGTTGCATTTCCACCAATTCAAGCAAGTGTAAATGCTGGCACAGATTTTCAGGCAGTTTCAGGTTTCACTGCATTAGGTCCAGCGAATGAAGGTGCTGCTGGTAGATGGAGATCACCTTATATACGTAACTGCACTAATTTTATGACAGGAAGTATTGGTATGAAGATTAATGGTGATCATGCTAATGCTGCATACTCTGGAACTAATGATCTAGGACAAGATCTCAAGTCAATGGTCTGTGACTCATATACACAATACAATGAGGCAGGTATTGGTGTATCGATTACAAATAATGGATACGCACAATTAGTTTCGATATTTACAATTGGTTGTGATGTTGGTATCTCAGTGGCATCAGGAGGACAGTGTGATCTTACAAACTCTAACTCATCATTTGGTAACTTTGGTCTAAAGGCAGATGGATTTGGTGATATTGAATTTACTGGTTCAACTAATACAGTAACCGATGCACAGGTAGATACAATAGTATCAATTAACACAAAGGACTCAAATAATTCTATAAGAGAACCTTTTGATGGTCAGGGTGTTTATTTCCATCTGAATATGAGTGATTATGATGACTCTCCATCGAATGCTACAATCACTGCACCTTTACAAACAATCAGAGAAATTAAAGTTATAAGTGGTGGTAATGCTGGAGATTACTTGCCAACATCACCTCCTGTGATTACATTGAATGAAGAACCACAAGGACCAGAGGCAATTCTTCCTGAGTTCTCACCTAATGTAAGTGCTGCTGGAACGATTACATCTGTAGATATTATCAATAGTGGAAGAAACTTCTTACCGACACAAAACTTATCGACTGTCATATCAAGTGGTAATGCAACATTCCAAGTGATAACTGATCCAATTTTATTTACTGTCAGTGAAGCAACTGAAACAGCAGATGTTACAGGTATAACAACTGTTACTTTTAATGAGTTCATACCATTTCAGATTACAAGTGGAGTTCCAGTCAAATTTGTTCGATTAAGTCGAATCATCACGAGTTCCCATTCTTTTGAGTATATCGGTGCTGGAACAGACATAAATACATCGAACCCATTCCAAGGTGGAAAACCTGTTCCAGAGAATGAGGTGATTGCCATCAATGGAGGTCAAGTTCCATTCACAAGTACAGACCAAAAGGGTAATTTTAGAATCGGTGATGGTCTGACAATCGACCAAACAACATCAACAATTCGAGGAAGAGATTTCAATAGAGCAATCCAAGCACAATTAACACCACTTATATTAGCATTGAGATAGTATGGCAATAGCACCAGTCAATAAGTTTGTATCCATCGCAGTTCCTGTTTCACCAGGTCTGCAAAAGTTGTATGAAGTTCCAACTGGCACATCTGCATTGTTACTCTATACACAAGTAGCTAATGTTGGTATTGGAACTACTTTTCCAAAAGTCACATTCGTTCAGAGAAGAGAATCAAGAGGCACAGGCAATACAAGAGATGTTCGAGTAATTAAAGATGCGGAAATACCACCTAATGATGCAGTTATTCTTGTTGACGGTAGATTAGTATTAGAGAAGACCCCAAAAATAATAGACAGAATATTTGTAGAGGGAGTTCAACAGGGAGTCGGGATCATATCATCGGTGACTTATGATGAACCATCAGGTATTGCCACAGTTTTTACAGAGACAAATCACGGATTTAGTGCAGGTGATCCAATCACATTATCTGGTATCGCATTTACCTGTTCAGGTAGCACAGGTATTACAACTACTATATTCCCTGATCCACAACAATCATACACTGTTGATGAAGTCAATGGTGTAAAAGAATTTTCTGCGTTAGTTGGCGGATCAAAAGGATACCCTCATTTCTATAATCCTGCGATACATTACTTTGAGAGAGCAAGACCAGGTGCAATTACTGTTGTGAATAGTCAAGATAGTAATCCTGCAAATGGCACAAAGTTTAATGTAATCAATGCTGTTTATAATGGTGATAGTGTTACAAAGACTGTTCATGGTATCAGTCTTCAAGCAGGTAGAGTATATTTACAAACAAGTGTGCCACACGGATTACAGGCAAATGATACAATATCAATCGCTGACTACTCATTGATATTCACTTGCACGATGGATAATCGTAATACAGAACACCCATATCCCAGACCAACTGACCCTGCATCAACAAGCAATTCTGAATTAAGTAATGGTGTATTATCTTTGACAACACAAGGTGTAGATGGTATCATAGTAAACGTAGGACAGAGTGCATCTGGTGGATATTTTGCACCACTTGAGATGGAATTAATCGCAAGTATTCTAGAGAACAGTACATCATAATATGCCAAAGTATCTTAGCGGTAGACAAAAACTTAGAGCTTCTAATAGACTTACCGAAGATAGATACCAGTATCTTGGGTTAGATCAAGCTGAACCAAATTTAGCAGATCCACTCACATCACCAGGCGTTCCAAGTGGAACTCAATATCAATTAGTTGCAGTCGCAGGATATGATGGTAGGAGATATTGGGTTCCTGTTGGTGGTTCTGTAATTCCTGGTGCGATTACTGTATTTGACGAGGGAACACCAGTATCATCTGCGAGTAGTATTACACAAATGAACTTTGTGGGTGCTGCTGTGACCGCACAAGTTTCAGTGCAGAGTCCATCAGGACATCCAGGTATTGCTGCAACTGTCACCGTTGTTCCTGTTACAGTTGGGGATAGTCCTCCAAATACACCTAATCCTAATAATGGTGAATTATGGTGGGAGAGTGATACTGGTGATTTATATGTTTATTACAATGATGGTGACTCAGCACAATGGGTAATGGCAAACTCAGGTGGTCGTGGTCTTACTGGAGATAAAGGTGAAGTCGGACCTAAAGGTGAGAAAGGACAGAAAGGTGAGTTAGGAAATACAGGTAGTCAAGGTGATAAGGGTGAGAAAGGTGCTCCATCAACTGTAGCTGGTGATAAAGGACAGAAAGGAGAAATAGGTGTAGGACAAAAAGGAGAACCATCAACTGTAGCTGGTGACAAAGGACAGAAAGGAGAAATAGGTGCTGCTGGTAATAATGGTGACAAAGGACAGAAGGGAGAATCAGGTGGTGGAGGAGGAGCAAGTGTAACCATATCTGATACAGCACCAGGTTCTGCAAGTAATGGTGATTTATGGTGGGAGAGTGATACTTTTGATTTGCACGTTTATTATCAAGATGGTAGTTCTAATCAGTGGGTGTCGATTACATCTAACGCAGCATTAAAGGGTGAAAAGGGTGATACAGGTGCAAAGGGACAGAAGGGTGAAGCAGGAGAAAAAGGTGCTACAGGTTCAGCAGGATCTAATGGTTCAGATGGAGATAAAGGTCAGAAAGGTGAAGTAGGAGGAACTGGTGGTGCTGGCACTAAAGGACAGAAGGGTGAAGTAGGAGCTACAGGTTCTGGTGGTTCATCAGGTTCAGATGGAGATAAAGGTCAGAAAGGGGAGATAGGTGCTACAGGTTCTGGTGGATCTCAAGGTCAGAAAGGAGCAACAGGTGCTGGTGATAAAGGACAGAAAGGTGAAGCAGGTGAATCTGGTATGGGTCTTAATACCAAAACATCAGCATATACTTTACAAATATCTGATGAACAAAAACTTATCACAACAACTGCTGCAATTACAGTTCCAAGTGGTGTATTCAGTGCTTCAGATGCAGTTACAATTTATAATAACTCAGGTAGTGGAATTTATATAAATCAAGGTTCAGGAACAACTTTGTATCTTGCAGGAACAGCAACATCAGGAGATAGATTTTTAGCGGGTAGAGGAGTTGCAACTATAATATGTGTAGGATCTAATACTTTTGCAGTGACAGGTGGAGGTCTGACTTAATGGCAGTAGTCCAACAATACTTGTTCACAAGTAATAGAGACTATGGTATTCTACACATAGAATGTAATGGCAAAGCGAATTTATACATGCATCATTGTTTTGATGATAATGATAATTTATACGTAAGCACTCAAGATTATCAAGGTTCACGTAATTACACTGGATATGGTGGTGGTAAAATGACTCCCACTGCAATACTTAAAATCAATTCAAAAACTGGACAGGTCATATGGCAGAAACACGTTGATATGTGGAAAGGTGGTGGAGATAATAGGGGCATAGACATCGATACTTCTGGAAATTTATATAGCGTCCATTCGACATCTTCGTTAATACCATACTCCGTATCTCAATTTAGTGGAGGTAATGGATCTCAAGTAATATTACATAAGTGGAATGGGTCGAATGGTAATAATATTTGGAGTAGAGGATATGGTATATACAATTTAAATTATGCACAAACCGTTAATGGATATTATGTCTATCAGATTGATGATCATGTTTATACTCTGAATTGTATTGGGACATCATCAGTAAGTATATTTGGTGAAAATAGAAAACCAGCACCGAATATTTACAGTCCCAGTGCGGCTTGTCAAAATTTAAACTTTGTAAGTATCAGCAGTTCGGGTTCATTAAATTCAGAGTATGAGTATACAAGAAGTTCTGCTTTTTGGGGTGGTGGTTATGTTTCGACATGGTATGACTCAGTTATGGATGGTTCAGGTAATCATTACCTTGTAATGACAAGAAACAATTCAGTTGGTTACTATGGATTAGGTACAACTAATCAAAGAAATTCCAGTTTGGTTGTGATGAAATTAAATTCTTCTGGTGTTATTCAATATCAAAAACAATTTAGTTATATTAATTCTCTAATGGATAGTGGTGGAACAAGTCATGAAGGACAACGGATTGCAGTTGATAATAGTGGAAATGTTTATACAGGGCATAGGGTCAGAAAAACACATAGTGGAGCTTACTATGATCATTTTATAATCAAAAATAATTCTTCTGGTGCCATACAGTGGGTTAGGAGATTGGGAGTTTCAACTCCTGCAAATACTCAAAATGAAAATATAGTTGGTATCGTTGTTGATCCTGATGATAATAATTATTTCTATGTTTTAATCCAAACTAAAATAACTCTTAATGGTGTATGGGGTAGTAATAAAATAGCATATGTTTTAGTGAAATATAACTCATCTGGAAGCATGCAATGGCAAAGAGTTATAGTTGGTCAGGGAGCTAATGGTTCTGGACAGATGACTGTTACTAATAGTATGAGATCTCATGGTCACAGAAGGAGAGGTAGTTTTTACTTTAAGAAGAGGGGTATTTACATAAGTGTTCAATTTTATACAGGGACTAGCGGTTTTACTGGTTATCATTGTGGATTTATTCATTTTCCAGTTGACACCTATCTGGTTGGTGATTGGACAATTCCAATGGGTTCTGCACAAACAAGTTACAAAATTTATATACGAGATATGTCTACTGGAATCGTAAGTCAAACTATTTCCTCATATGCATATTGGCAGAACATGGACTTTACTAGATATACTAACGTAGGTTCTGCACCAGGTAAAACAAATTATAGTCCTACCAGTTATTCTGCTCAATATATGTCAAATCCAGTTAATGGTAATTCTACTACCGATAGTATAGTTTACGCTGCACCTTTTAACACATTTTCTGCATATACTGCAGGTTTACATACCGAATAATGATTACAACATCAGTCACAGTTGAAGAATATATACCAGGTGGTAATCCTGATAGAGGAGAGATACCTGGATATATTAAAACGTCTAACATTACTGTTGAATTACCAGAAAAGGAAGAGGGTTCTGAATAAATATTGATATGGCAGTTAATTTTCCAAATTCACCAAATACAGGCGATACTCACACAGAGGGTGGAGGAGTTTGGAAATGGAATGGATATGCTTGGAGAAGAGTGCCAGATCCTGGTGCGAAAGGAGAACCAGGTGTAAAAGGTCAGAAAGGAGAAATAGGTTCAACAGGAAGTCAAGGTGATAAGGGCGAGAAAGGAGCACCATCAACTGTAGCAGGACCTCAAGGACAGAAGGGTGAAGCAGGAGAAAAAGGTGCTACTGGAGCAAATGGAGATAAGGGAGCAAAGGGAGAACCATCTACAGTTCCAGGTGATAAAGGAGATAAAGGCGAAATAGGTAATACAGGTTCTGGCACAAAAGGTGAAAAAGGTGCTGGATCATCTGTTACAATAGGAACAAGTCCTCCAACATCACCAACACCCGCACCAGGTGATATGTGGTGGGACAGTGATGATGCCGACCTTCACGTTTATTATAATGATGGTAACTCAGCACAATGGGTATCAGTTACATCATCTGCTGCATTGAAGGGACAAACAGGTGATAAGGGTCAGAAAGGTGAAATTGGTGTTACAGGAGATAAAGGTCAAAAAGGAGAAGCTGGTGCTGCAGCATCTAAAGGACAGAAAGGAGAGATAGGTGCTACTGGAGGTTCTGGCGGAACTGGTGCTACTGGTGATAAAGGGCAAAAAGGTGCGGAAGGTTCTGCAGGATCCACTGGCATACCATCAGGATTCATAGGTTTATGGTCTGGTGCAGCTAATAATATACCTTCTGGTTGGTATCTTTGTGATGGTAATAATGGAACTCCTAATCTTAAAGACAGATTTGTTATTGGTGCTGGAAACTCTTATAATGTAAATGATACTGGTGGTAGCAAAGATTCAACTCTAGTATCTCATAGTCATACAATCAATAATCATACTCACTCATTTAGTGGTAGTCAAACTCACGATCATAACTATGCCTTTGGACAGGGTAGTGGTGGAGGAATTGGAAATAATTACTATAGTTCAGGAATTGCCAATGTTACTCAACGAGTATTCCAACACGCTGAATTAGATCAGTCTGGTGGTCCTGATGGTCAGAGACTTTCTGGATATACAGCAGACACACAAGATGTAACTGTTTCTATAAGTGGTAATACAGGTAATCCAAGTAATACAGGAACTAATTCTCAAGGTTCTTCCTCATCAAATACTAATCTACCACCATATTATGCTCTTTGTTATATTATGAAATCGTAAATAAATAAGTCTATGGCAGCATTTGATTTCCCAAGTAGCCCAAATAACGGAGATACCTATTCAGCGAATGGTATTGATTGGATTTATAATGGAAGCGTATGGAAGAAAGATGCAACAGCAGGTGTAAAAGGTCAGAAAGGAGAGGTAGGTCAGAAGGGTCAGAAAGGAGAAGTTGGAGAGAAAGGCACGAAAGGTGAAGTAGGTGATAAAGGTCAGAAAGGAGAAATAGGTGCTACTGGTGGAACTGGTGGAACAGGCACTAAAGGACAGAAAGGTGAAACTGGAGCTGATGCGACTGGAACAAAAGGACAAAAAGGGGAGATAGGTGCTACTGGTGGAACTGGTGGAACAGGAAATGCAGGTTCTGACGGAGATAAAGGACAGAAAGGTGAGGTAGGTTCAGTAACAGCAGCAATACCTTCAGGAGGTATTATAATATGGTCAGGATCATCAGGTGCGATTCCATCAGGATGGTATCTATGTAATGGATCAAATGGAACTCCAGATTTAAGAGATAAATTTGTTGTTGGTGCTGGTAATGGATATGCAGTTGGAAATACTGGTGGTAGTAATTCTGTTACTCTATCATCATCTCAAATGCCGACTCACTTCCATAATGTCTGGACACGAAATGAAAGTGCGATTGACGGTGCTCGTGGAACAAGCAATGCAAACACTGCTGATCATCACTGGACAAATGGTGGTGGATATCGTCAAGCACATAGAAGTGGTACTTATTACGCTCCTACATCAAACAATCAAGGTGGATCGGGATCACACGAAAATAGACCTCCATATTATGCACTTTGTTATATTATGAAATCGTAAATAAATAAGTAGAGGAAAATATCATCAATGAATTTAGTAATTATTCCATCAGATAAAACAATAGGTATTGGAACAACCATTATCACAGGTATCAGCACTGATATGTCTTGGATACCATCTGATGTTCATGCTGTACATTGGGATGGATCTAAGGGACAGATAGAATATAATGATGGAAAACAAAGTGCCACCATAAATTCATTAGGTATATACTCTCAGGCAGAGGAAACATTAAATAATGAATTATCGAGAATGAAGGATCAATCTGATAAGGCAGTTTCTGATACGACATTTTTGTGGGAAAAGTTAAGAGTTGAAAGAGATGATTTATTGTTTGACTCTGACTGGACACAATCCAGAGATGTTACTTTAGCAAACGATAATGATTGGAAAACATACAGACAAGCATTAAGAGATCTCCCTGCAAACACAAGTGACCCTGCTAATCCAACTTGGCCAACTAAACCTTCATAATTATGGCAGCAAATTTTCCAAATAGTCCTAGTCTCAATGATACTTTTACAGAAAATGGTTTAACATTTGTCTGGAATGGTTCTGCGTGGAAATTAAATTCATCATCAGGAACGAAAGGTCAGAAAGGAGAGGATGGAACTGGTGCTGATGGAACAAAAGGACAGAAAGGTGAAGTAGGAGCAACAGGTGCTGGTGGAGATAAAGGTCAAAAGGGTGAGATAGGATCTACTGGTGGAACTGGTGGAACTGGTGACAAAGGACAGAAAGGAGAAGATGGAACTGGTGCTGATGGAGTTAAGGGACAAAAAGGTGAAGTAGGTGCTGGTGGTGATAAGGGACAAAAAGGTGAAGTGGGTGCTGGTGGCTCATCTGGTTCAGATGGTGATAAAGGACAAAAGGGTGAAGCAGGTGCAGCAGCATCGAAAGGACAGAAAGGTGATGCAGGAACAAATGGATCGAATGGTTCAGACGGTTCAGACGGTGACAAAGGACAGAAAGGAGATAAGGGTCAAACAGGTGCAACAGGTTCTCAAACCTTTACTGTAACTAATAGTGGTGCAAGTGCTTATCAGATTGATGGATCAAATAATCCCACACTTACTCTTGTTCGTGGATTTACTTATACATTCAACGTTAATGCAAGTGGTCATCCATTCTATATCAAAACTTCTGCATCAACTGGAACAGGAAATCAATATACAACTGGTGTAACAAATAATGGTGTTCAGGTGGGAACTCTGACATTTGTAGTTCCATCTAATGCACCTGCAACTCTCTATTATATTTGTCAGTATCATGGTTCGATGGTTGGGACTATTAATACTGTAGAGAACGGACAGAAAGGTGAGAAAGGTGAGATTGGAGCAGATGGTGGTTCTGGTGCTGATGGTAGTGATGGATCAAAAGGACAAAAAGGAGCAACAGGTGCTGGTGGAACTGGTGGAGATAAAGGACAGAAAGGTGAAGTAGGAGCCACAGGTTCTGGTGGTTCAACAGGATCTGCTGGTTCAGATGGAGATAAAGGTCAAAAAGGAGAAGTAGGTTCTCAAGGTGCTCAAGGTGCTCAAGGTGCTCAAGGTGCACAGGGTGCTCAAGGTGCTCAAGGTGCTCAAGGTAATACAGGATCTACAGGTTCTCAAGGACAAAAGGGAGAACCTGGTGCTGGACAAACACCAGCAATTGAATCAACTATGCGATCTAATGATACATCAACCAGCTCCGAGTCTTATCAAACTGCTGCTACTATAACTATCAATCCAACAGTAAGTGGTTCTAAATTATTAGTTGTTGCTGCTGGAATGATGGGATCATATCGTCAAGATGACTACGATGACCCAGAAAAAAACCAATGTGAAGTTATATTGTATAGAGGTGGTTCAACAATAGGGTATTCTGCAGTAAGTAGTTTAGCAGATCATAGTGGTAACTCTGGTTATACTCATACAGGTTTTAACTTAACAGTTAGGGATTCTTATAGTCATGGTGGAAATAATGTTACTTATTATCTTAAGTTTAGACGTTATGGAAGTAATGGTAATGGTCCTGTTAAAGTAATGAAGGGAACATCATTAACCGTTCAGGAGATTATTTAAGTAACATAACCACATAATTGACAAATCACATACATATGCTATAGTAGGTTATTCATACACAAAAATGGACGACTTTATTTTAACCGTAGAGATTGATATGTGCTCTCGCACTTTCTCCTTACTAAGTGAGAATGGAGATAAGAGAATAATCAAATGTGATACAACTGATGAGTTTATGAGAGTGTTGAGAGTATGCGATCAATTACTTTCTCCAGACAGGATAATATACAAGGAATTAGTAACTCAGAAAGATAAGTAATCCGCTAGGAAGCTAAATAGACCTAGTATTGTATGGTCTTGCCATCAAATTTATAGTAGATAAAAAAGATGCCTCTTAATAAGTTAGAGAATTTCATAAAGAACACTGAAGGTCGTATTCTTTATGTAAATCCAAATGATCTTGATTCAACAGATGGGATTGAAAATCAAGGTAATTCATTAACCAAACCCTTCAAGACAATTCAAAGAGCACTCATTGAGGCTGCTAGATTCTCATATCTACGAGGAGATGACAACGACTTAGTTGAAAGAACCACAATACTTTTATATCCTGGCGAGCATATAGTTGATAATAGACCTGGTTTTGCTATCCGTAATGATGGTGGTGTTGCAAAAGCAGTCAGTCCAGCAGGGGCAGCAACGGGAGCATCGAATACTTTAGAACTTACACTAGACTCTAACTTTGATTTAACACAAGAAGATAATATACTTTATAAATTTAATAGTGTAAATGGTGGTGTTGTTGTTCCAAGAGGAACATCTATCGTTGGACTAGATTTAAGAAAGACAAAGATAAGACCAAAATATGTTCCTAACCCAACAGACAGCACTACATTACAAACAGCAATATTCCGAATTACTGGTGCTTGTTACTTCTGGCAATTCACTATCTTTGATGGTGATGAATCAGGAACTGTTTTCACAGATCCAACAGATTTTAGTGATAATAATCGCTCAAAACCAACTTTCTCTCACCATAAGGTAACTTGTTTTGAGTATGCTGACGGTGTGAATACATTTGATCAGTTTAGTGGATTGACAGATTTAGACATCTACTATAGTAAATTAACAAATGCATTCAACAGAGCATCTGGTCGTGAGATAGACCAAAAGTATCCAGCAGCACCTAAATCTTTTGCTCCACAAAGACCTGAATTTGAGATTGTCGGTGCTTTTGCCACAGATCCCCTTAATATTACTAATATAGAGTCTGGTGATGGTGCAACACCTGGTCAACAGGTTACAGTAACAACAGCAGTCCCACACAATTTATCTGGTGGCACTCCAATTAAGATTCGTGGTGTCAATGTTCCCGATTATAATATCTCAACAAAGGTTGGAAGTGTCTTATCAACTAACAAATTTACATATCTTTTACCTTTTGTAAGACCAAATCTTCCAGCAGGTTCTGCTGGTGGATTAAGTTCTGCAAACGCACAAGTATTAGTTGAGACTGACACAGTTACAGGTGCATCACCATATATCTTCAATATATCTCTTCGTTCTGTATTTGGTATGCAGGGTATGCATGCTGATGGTGCAAAGGCAACTGGATTCAAGTCAATGGTTGTGGCACAATTTACTGCTGTATCTCTTCAGAAAGATGATCGTGCCTTTGTCAAGTATGATGCAACTAATAGAACATATAGTGGTATTCAATTCTCAAAACAAACTGGCGAATTACTATCATCTGAGTCATCATCAACCAATCCAAATACAGTATATCACTTAGACCAAGAGGCAAACTACCGAAAAGGATTTAGAACAAGTCATATTAAGGTAAGTAATGATGCAGTCGTTCAGATTGTGTCAGTGTTTGCGATTGGATTCCATAGTCATTTTAATATGATTAATGGTGCTGATGCGTCGATTACAAACTCTAACTCTAACTTTGGAACATTTGCTCTTGCTGCTGAAGGATTTAAGAAAGAAGCATTTGCAAAAGATGATAAAGGATTTGTAACATCAGTCATCACACCACGTTCAGTTGTTACCACAAATCAGAAGATTGAGTATTTACAGATTGATGTTTCAGAAACTACGACATCTAAACTTTACCTTCTAGGTCAGACTACACTTACAGAACCACCATCAGGTATAGCACAGGGTTTCCGTATAGGTGCAAAAACTAATGATAAATTATTCATTGATAAAGGTGGTAGCACTTATGAAGCAACCATTGTAATGTCAAATGGTGTAACCACTGGCACAACTGATTCAGGTAAGAAATCTTATAAAGCAACACACTCTGCGACAACCGCCACTGCTAAATCTGTATTTACTCTTAGTGGAGGGCATAATTTACAAAACGGAGAATCTATAAGAATATTTGCAGATAATGGTGACTTACCAGAAAATTTAGATCCACATAAACTTTATTTTGCAATTACTGTTGCTGGTGATTCAAGTCTCGGCACTGATCAGATACGTATTGCATCATCCAAAACAAATGCAGAGTTAGCAACACCTGTTTTTATAAACACAGTGGCTTCTGTTAATGACGAATTTGATATTGTTAGTCGTGTATCGGATAAAAATCCAAATGATAAGGGACATCCTATCCAATATGATGGCACACAGTGGTTCGTTCATACAAACACATCTGGTAATACAATTCAATCTAATTTAGGATCTTTAGTTGATGATGATATTACTTATGTGTTAAGAAGGGATGATGATCGTAGTATTGATGAGAAAGTTTATAAGTTAAGATATGTGATACCAAAGGAACTTGTTAATGCAAGAGATCCGATTGAAGGTTTTGTTTTACAAGATTCAAGTTCAACAAATGTTACAGCAGACACTGACTTCACAAAGACATCATTAACATCAAATGATTATGGTTTTGATCGTAATACTAGATTTATTTCTCAATTAACTTTTGATAGTGGGACTAATAAGGTTACAGTAAGGACAGATAAACCACACAATGTAAATGTTGGAGATCAAATTATTGTCAGAAACGCACAGAGTTCAACAAACTCTGATGGTGTAGAGAATAAAGGATATAATGGCACATTTTTAGTCACTGATTTAGATAATAGTAAGCAGTTTAGATATTCTAATACGGATACTTTAGGTGCAGTTCATACAGTCGGAACATTTACGAATACAACTCAGACACGTTCAACATTACTTCCAAGATTTGATCGTAACAATAATAAGGATAACTTATTCATTTACAGATCTGAGGTAATTACCCCTTATATTCAGGGTGTTCAGGATGGTATCTATCATCTATTTGTATTAAACGGTGACAATGCAATGACTGATGCATCAAATCAGTTTGATATAGACACCTTTAATCAGAATATAGTCAACTTATATCCTGAATATGATCGTGATAATGTTGATGATAATCCACAAGAAGCAACATCATTTGCGAAGAGATTCCCAATTGGTGATGTTGTAACTAATGACTTAAAGAAGAGTATCACAAGGGAGACAACAAATAAATTCCTTGAATCTTTTGATGTATCTAACACAGTAAGTGCAGTTACAGACAATACAACTACTGCTGATTTAACATTTAATGAACAGCATGAATTTCAAGCACTTAAATTCCATAATACTATTACAGGTGGTTCTGGTCATACAAATGGCACATATCACAACGTAAAATTATTTAATACAAATGCATCACCTGCATCTGCTGTATGGGATGGTGCAACAGCACAGGTTACAGTTTCAGGAGGAGCAGTTACTTCTGTTGATATTACAGAGGGTGGTTCAGGTTATACAAATGGAGAAACACTCTTCTTTGATAGTTCATCCGTTGCAACTGGTGGTATTGCTGGTTCTCCAAGTGCATCTATCTCAATAGTCACTGCTGGTATTTCATCTGCAACAGGTAATTATGTTCAGGTGACAGGTTTATCAACTGGAACTGATGCTTACTATCGTATTAATGGTGTAACATCTACAAATATTATTAGTGTTAAGAAGGCATCGGGTGATAAAGTATTAGTTGGTCAGCAAGTAATTGATCTTGGTCCTTGGGTATCAGTATCATCAGCATCGCATAGTGGTGGAATCACAACTTTTAATACAACAGAGGCACATGGTTTAGTTGTTGGTAATTCATTCCGAGTATTAAATGGTAGTGATGCAAATCTTGGAGATTTCGTTGTCAAGTCTGTAACTGATGTAGATACATTTACTGCAACCACAACATCCGCACTTACATCGCCAGCATTTATACTAAAACATGGTTTATCTGCTAACGAAGCATTATCATCAACAGGTGGTGAAAATGTAGGTGTCAGGGGATTATCAGTATTTGATCATGAAACACTTAAATCAAATGAAGCAATAACTTCATCTGACATAGCATTTAAGGTTAAACTACCTGATGGTGGAACAAATGCCACATCTATTATAAAAAGATTCCCACTTGGATCTTATATTCAGATAGATGGTGAGATTATGCGTGTTGCATCCAGCACATTAAGTGGTGGAGCTGGTGACGAAATATCTGTTGTTCGTGGTGCATTGGGAACTATTAGTTCTACACATCCAATTAATTCTAAGATCAAGAAAGTCAAACCACTAGCGATAGAACTTCGTAGACCATCTATATTGAGAGCATCAGGTCACACATTTGAGTATCTTGGTTATGGTCCTGGTAACTATTCAACTGCATTACCACAGTTACAGAATAGAACATTATCAGAAAGAGAAGAGTTCCTATCACAGTCACAAGAAACATCTTGTGGTAACGTTGTTTATACTGGTATGAATGATAAGGGTGACTTCTATATTGGTAACACTAAGATTTCATCATCAAGCGGACAACAAACCACATTTGATATTCCAATTCCAACAATCACAGGTGAAGATCCAAATAGATTAAGTATAGTTGCCGATGAAATAATCGTTAAGGAAAGACTATTAGTTGAGGGTGGAACTTCTAAGCAGATCTTATCTCAGTTTGATGGACCAGTAACATTTAATAATAATGTTAGATTATCTGACCCAACAAAACAATTAGTTACTGAGTCAGAAATTAGAGCACAAAAAGCAAGATTCAGAAATACAGATAATACTACTGCTGTTACTAATGGTGCAGTTGTTATTGATGGTGGTCTTGGTCTTGCAAAAGATTTACGTATCGGTGGTAATCTGATTGGTGATGGTGCATCAAATCTTTCAGGATTTAATAATGTAACTGCGACTGCCTTCTTTGGTGATGGTTCTGGACTAACAAATACAGGTGCAACATTATCTACTGCTTCGACTGGAACTGAACGAGTTGTATTAACAGATAAAACATCTGGTACAATGACAACTGTGAAAACTGATCCACAACTAACATTTAACTTCGCAACCAACGCATTATCTGCAACAACCTTCATAGGTAACTTAACAGGTAATGTTACTGGTAATGCAGATACAGCGTCTTTAGCAACAAATGTTGTTGGAACTTCTGGACGAGTTCTATTCAATAATGGAACAAATACAACCACAACATCTGGTAATTTATTATTTGATGGAACTAGATTATCAACTAATAATGTTCTCGCACAAAATGTAAAAATCGCTGGTTCAGGTGCAAATGAAATTGACACTTCATCTGGTAATCTTATACTAGATGCTGCTAGTAATACTGTTGAGGTTACAACTAATTTAACAGTATCAGGAAATACTGCATCTACTAACAAAACTACTGGAGCATTGACAGTTGATGGTGGTGTTGGTATTGGTGGAAAATTACATGTTGGTGATGATATTATTGCTTTTGCTTCATCTGATATAAATCTTAAAGAAAACCTTGTTGTTATACCTAATGCTTTATCAAAAGTAGGATTAATCACTGGATATACCTTTGATTGGAAAAATGTTGATGTTGGTTCTTATGGAACAGATGGAAAGGATACTGGTATAATAGCACAGGATGTTGAGTCACTTGGACTACCTGGTATAACCACTACAAGAGACAATGGAACTAAGGCAGTTCGTTATGATAGATTGATACCAGTTTTAATTAATGCAATCAAGGAACTAGAAGCAAGAGTTGCTACATTAGAGTCCTCATAAATAACTAAAAAAATAACTGATGGCGAATATTAAGAAGAGTTTTAATTTCCGTAATGGTGTTCAGGTCGATGATGACAACCTGAAAGTAAGTGCTACGGGTTTGGTTGGTATCGGGACTACCGTGCCGACAGAGGCTCTTGATGTCAGAGGTAATTTAGTTGTATCTGGTGTATCGAGTGCTCCTACACTTCAAGCAGGTGTTGCAACAATAACCACATTAAACCCCACAGAGATTATTGGTGCAGGTGTAAGTATAAAGAGTGGTATTGTTACAGCAAGTTCAGGCATAATCACATATTTTGGTGACGGTATAAATCTATTAAATCTTCCAACATCACAGTGGGAAGATACAATCGTTGGTGCAGGGGTAAGCAGTATATACAACACAGGTGGTAATGTAGGTATCGCAACTACAGCAGCATTATTCACTTTACAAGTTGGAAATGATGTTAACTCAGGACAGAAAGGTGTAGGTATTAGTTCTTTCGGTGATATAAAAGCATCAGGAATCATTACTGCAACTACATTCTCAGGAAATTTGACTGGAAATGTTACTGGCAATCTTACAGGTAATGTAACAGGTAACTTAACTGGAGTTGCTGCGTCTGCAACTCAATTACAAAATGCAAGAACAATTGGTGGTGTGTCATTTGATGGCACTGCAAACATAAATTTAGCTGGTGTTAATACTACAGGTAATCAAAATACATCTGGCACTGCTGCGAATTTATCTGGATCTCCTAATATTAATGTGACAGATTTAGATGTAGATGGTCATGCAAACTTAGATAATGTGAGTGTTGCAGGTGTTACAACCTTTGCTGGTCGTATTGAAGGTGCTGCAACTAATAATGTAATTCCATTCTTATATAATAATTACAGTGATCTACCCTCTGCTGGCACATATCACGGTGCATTTGCTCACGTTCATTCATTTGGAAAGGCATATTATGCACACGCTGGTGCTTGGTTTGAGTTAGTCAATAAAGAAGCAGATGGTAGAGTTGGAACAGGAACAGAAACCTATAATGTAGGTAATATTGTTTCATCTGGTATCATCACCGCCACAACAGAACTTAATTCACCTTTGATTGGAGTTGGCACAGATGCTCCTGCAAACGATATACAGGTGAGAAAGTCTGGTAATGCTGAGATTCAGGTATCAAGTGATACAGGTGTTGCAGGTATTACTGTCGGTAGAGAACCAGCGGTTGCAAATACAAATAATGCAGAATTTAGATATGGTCTGGTATCTTCAGGTTCACCATATAGTTCAGCACAATCACTTGACATAATCAATCATGGGTTAGATAATTTTAATTATGTATTGAGTGGAAACAACCCTGGTGGTGCTACAGGAGATTTTCATTGGTTAAAAGGATTTAACAATACAAGATTAATGACTCTTACTAAGGGAGGCAATCTTGGTATTGGTGTTACACAACCTCAAGAGAGACTAACTGTAGCAGGAGTTTGTACTGTCACATCTAATTCTTTTGTTGGAGGAAACTTTGACGTATCGGGTAATGCAATAATAGGTGGTAATTTAACATTAAGTGGTTCACTTAATACTAGTGCAATTACATCTGACCTTACTGGAAACGTTACAGGTAATTTGACAGGTAATGTTAATGCAACATCTGGCATATCATCATTTAGAAAAATTGGTATCAATACTACAGTTAATACTGACTCTGTTGATTTAGATTGTCTAAATGCAAATGCTACATTTAAGAGAGTTGGTATAGGATCTACTCAACCAGATGGAGTTTTAGATGTATCAGGTGGTTTATCTCAACCATCTAAGAAATTTATCATGCTGCCAAAAGTATCTGCTGGAAGCACAGCAGTTATACAGGCTGATAGTCCAGAAGGAGGTGGATTGATATACAATACAACATTAAGAAAATTACAATTCTTTAACGGAACTAATTGGGAAACTGTCACAAGTGTTGAGGTAACTGGATAATGGCAATCAAGGCAGCAGGTGGTAATCCACCAACCAATTCTTTATCTTTTTCAGAGATTGAAAATGAGTTCGGTCAAAATGTGAAACGATCTCTTGGAGATTATAGAATGAATGATCTCAATATAGGAGCATTGACTGAGGTATCTTTGTCAAGGGATGGATGCGGTATAAGTGCTAACAGTGATATTCCAGTTGATAATCAAGAAATAAAATTTAGTGATTTTTTTAATGCAAAACAGAATATAATTATTGATCTACATACCGCAAATCAAAATCGTGTTAATGCAAAAAATGATAAATTTAATCAATCAAATCCATCTGGAAATTTTGCTGTAATCGGTGGTTCAACTGGCACTAATGGACCCAAACCATCTAATACAAATGGAAAGAAGGTTATAATTCATGTAACAAAATTGATAGGTTCTGTACAGGGTAATGTCAATAATGTCGCTCTTAGAACTGGAACTTGGAACACTGGTACAGAAGTTTTAGTTGAAGTTGATGGTGGCACAGTGATTGGAGCTGGTGGTAATGGTGGTAATGGTGTTGAATCTGGAGCGGGACAACCAGGTGGGAGTGGCACGAGTGCATTAGGAATTGATTATGATGATACAGATATACAAACTGCAGAGGGTGGGGCTATTATTTGTGGATTTGGTGGTGGAGGAGCTGGTGGTGGTGGAGAGACAAAAAAAGAGGGAAATTGGAGAGGTGCTGGAAGAGGACCAGAGGTAAAAGCTGGTGGCGGTGGCGGTGGCGGTGGACAAGGATTACCAGGTGGAAGTGGTGGTACAAGTCCTGAAGGAAGAAATGGAACTGCTGGAGATCATGAACAACCAGGAGAAGGAGGAGAGGGAGCAGAAGTTACAAGTCGTGGAGCTGCAACTATAAATGGAGGAACTGGTGGTGAAGGTGGACACACAGGTGATACCAGTGCTGATACTGGACAAAATGGTTTCTTAAGTGGGTCAAGTCATGAAGACCCTAGCACATCTGGTGGTGGAGGTGGTGGTGCAAATGGTGCAGCAATTAGAAAAGGCAGTGGTATTTCATTTAATTTAATTGGAAGTCCGAATATAACTGGCGATACAAATGCCACAGGTGTATCTTAAGACCCTTTATCTTTACAATTAATAAAACTAGTAATTGCATATCTACCCCAACCATCATAGTAATCAGAATCATCGATACAAACCTCTGATACACCATGTTCAACCCAACCAGGCATTATAATTGTAGAGTTATTTCCACATTCGTATTCGTATTTGTATTTTGGGAAAACTAGATTACCACCAGTAAATTTTTTAGGTTCTCTAAAGAAATAAGAAAATGCTAAGAAGTTCATGGTGTAATCAGTATGTGGTTTATAATATTCGCCATTATGGTAGTATCTAACTTTAGTAATATCATCATTTGACTTGTTAAAAATAGTAAAACTACCACCTATTTCAGATATGCTATCTAATAATTCTTTATCAAATAATTTTCGATTGACTGTTAATATATTTGATAATTCTCTTCTTTTACTGTATATTCCATCTAATTGAAGTGCAAGTGCGTTGGTAGATCCAACAATACCACCATAATCTTTTGCAGGAACTAATTTATTGGGGTGAGTGTAAAACTCTAGTTCTTGCCATATTAACTTCAATTCCTCTTCATTATAAAAATTTTCAATTATAACGTGTGGAAATGGGTATTCATTAAAAATTGCTTCAATCCTCTCTTTTTCCATACACCTCTTCATCTCATTTTATTATATCATATATATTTCACTTGTCAAAAGAATTGTTTATTGTTATAATTACTAGATGAAGTATAGAATCGCTATCATTGGTGCAGGAAACGCAGGATGTATAACTGCATTACATTTTTATAAACACCTTCGAGATAGTGGAGACTTAGAAAAGTTTGAGATAAAAATATATCACAGTCCTGATTATCATCCCATCGAGAAAGTGGGACAAGGGACGACTCTTACAGTACCAGAATTAATTGCAGACGCACTAGAAATTAATTGGTATAATAATCCGATAGGTGCTACATTCAAGAGTGGCATACTCTATGAAGGATGGGGTAAGAAACAAGAAAAGTTATTTCATCCATTTTTATGGAACGATATGGGTATTCATTTCGTGCCTAAAAAATTATCAGAGGTTGTATTAGATTCAGGATTTTTTGAGGTATCTGAACAAATAATAGATGATCCAGAAAAAGAAATTGACTCAAATGTTATTTTTGATTGTAGGGGTAGACATAATCGAGATTTAGATAATTATGATAAACTTATTGACCCACTTAATACCGTATTATTATCTAAAAAATTTAAGAGAGATACTAATTTAATATACACAAGATGTGTTGCTACACCAAATGGTTGGACTTTTGTTATACCAAATCAAGATAGTGTGTCATATGGTTATTTGTATAATAATACCATTACAAAAAAACAAGAAGCAATAGATGATTTCACCTCTAGATTTGATCTTGATTATGTAACTGATACTCTTGAATTTGATAATTATGTTGCTAAAAATTTTAAGATTGGTGAAAGAACTATTTTACAAGGAAATATGTATGGATTTCTAGAACCTCTTGAAGCTACATCAGTTGGTCTATATCATAAATTGTGTAGATGTGCATGGGATGGAATATTTAAAGTTCATACTTTTGATCAATGTAATCAAAATATTAGAAATAAAATGATGGAATTGCAGAATATTATTTTATGGCATTATCAATATGGATCTAAATATGATACACCCTTTTGGAATTATGCAAAATCATTGCCATTTAACCCAGATGAAAGGTTTTATGATATAATGAATGGAGTGATAGATGAAGAGTATGGGCAATGGGAAAAATGGAACTTTGATAATTGGAAATTAGGAGTAGAATAATGTTTACTATACCTTTTTATCAATATAAAATAGAGAATTGGGAGACAAAGAAACAACAATTACTTGAGATTTGTTCATCAATTGATTTCACCAATCAAAATTTAAATAATAGAAAAAATATTAATATAACTGCTGATAACTTATATACTGATTATGGTAATGATGGTCTATATAGAAACAATGTTGTTCAGATATTAAAAAAAGAATTAATTAAATTTTCAGAAGAATCTAACACAAAGAATATGTTAGTATCTAACACATGGTTTCAGCAATATTATAAAAGTCAATTTCACTCACCCCATAATCACGGTGCATATGGATATAGTTCAGTTACATATATCAAATATGATAAAAAAATTCATCAACCAACTATTTTTATCGCTCCATTTAGTGATCCAAGTGGTAATTTAATAGAGTATGCACCAGATGTTGATGAAGGTCAAATAATATTTTTTCCATCAATGATTACACATTATGTTCTACCAAGCATAACAAATGACATAAGAATTATTATGTCAATGAATGTGAAAGGGAGTTAAATTATTAAAAACTATACATACCTTTGGTATGGTTGTTCGAGATATACTAGATATTTTTAAGACCCGACTTGCAAGAGGAGGATTCTTGTGCTATAATGAGGAGAAAGTATGAGGTATGAATGGTCGATTGCAAGTATATACAAGACGATTGCGTAAGATATTCAGATAATTGTAAAGAACAGTATGATTCGATAGTCACAGACCCACCCTACGGTATCGAGTATCTTGGTAATAGTTG